CCTTCGGCGCGTCTGGACGCCGTGTGCGGCGCTCTGACGGCCTCTGTGGCGCGTTTTCTTGGCTGGCCGTCCGTCGGGTCGGCTGCGTCGCTTCGCGCGTCCTGTGGGCCGCTGTGGGGCCTTGCGGCGGCCGTTGGTGTGGCCCTACTTGCCGAGGGCTCGGTCGAGGTTGTGCTGGAGTCGCTTGGCCGTCTCCTCTTGGAGTCTGGTCATGATCTTCTCGCTGGTCTTGTCGCTGGTTATCATCTGCGGCACCGAGATGGTGGTGAACTTCTGAATGTCGGTGCGGGTGCGGCTCATTCGCTGGAAGGGAACGTAGCCCACGCCGTCGGCCTTGGTATTGCCGGTGCCCATGAGGATATTGTGCGAACGCTCGGAGTATGGGCCCCCGGGCGTGCGCGTGTTCTTGTAGCGGCCGATGACTTTCTTCTGGCCCTTGACGACCTGCATCTTCAGCGTGTAGCTCTTGCCCGCTGGTGGGGTCTTGGGCGTCATGCCGAAGTGGACAGGGGTCAGCAGCCGGCCGGAGTAGGTGATCGTCATCTCCTCGATGGTCTCGCCTCTGACCTGTATGCTGCCGGCCATCTTCTTCGGCTTGGCTCCCTTACCGCTGGAGGGCGTGATCTCTGACTTCTTGATGTTGTAGACCTGCGTCACCTCCTGAGCGATCCAGCCCGGGGCGCGGCTCTTGACGTCTCTGACCGTGGCCTTCACGGCCTTGCGGCCCTTCTCGTCGATCTCTTGGACTTGGTCGAGGAGTTTCTGAAGGTTCTCGACGCGCATGGTGATGGATCCCTTTGCCACTGGCTCACCTCCTTCAGGGCATAGAAAAGCCGCCGGGCGTGTGTACGCTCGACGGCTCGGTTGCCTTGCGGCTTCTCTTTGGTTGTTGGCTGGCTGGCCTTTGGACGTTGGCCGCGTGTGCGGCTTTCGTCCGTCGGTCTTTCGTATGATACAGAATACCACGGGGCCGGTGTGACTTTCAATGTCATTCGCTCCGTTTTAGTGTCATTTGCTGTCATTCACTTCGGCCTCGATCTCGGCGAGGCTCAGGAGGGCCCGGCCGTGGACTCGGTACATCCTCCTTTGGTAGGCGTCCGCTTTGTCCGCAAAGTCGGGGCGGTTGCCATACAGCGCGAAGGTGACGTCCGGCCACTCGGCCCGGTCGAGATACTTGAGCTGGATGGTCAGGCGCTCGTCGGGGTCGTCCATGAGCTCGGTCATGGCTTCGATGGCCCGGCGCTCGGCTTTCTCCTCGGCCTCCTTCTGCCGGATTTTCGCCTCGAGCTCCATCTTCTTCTCGACGGCAGCGGCGACGGGGTTGGAGACGCCGCCCTGCGGCCGTGGCATACCAGACAGATCAGGCCCGGACGGGCTGCCGATCGTGGCCTCCATGCGGTCGAGGCGCTCGCGCTGGTTGTCGATGTCCCTGAGCAGGGCCGTGTACCTGTGCAGCCGTTCCTTGATCCTTTTGGTTTTGGGTTGATCGTTCATTTCTTCAGGGCGTCACTCCTGCTCACCTCCTTCGTCGTCGGGCTCGAAGATCTCGGCGATGGCCTCCCGCGGGAGCTCCTTGCCTTGACGGACGCAGCGGACGTTATTCTTGCCTGTGATGCTGATGTATCGCTTCACGATCACGTCGGTGTATGCCGGCGTCAGCTCCATCAGGTACGAGGGCTGCCCGTGTGCCTCGCAGGCGGCCATTGTTGTGCCGGATCCTCCGAAGGGGTCATAGACGCCCTTGGCGAAGTCCGTGTTGTCGACGAGCTTCTCCAGCAGCTCGACGGGTTTCTGTGTGGGGTGCAGCTCATTCCCGGAGCGGGAGATGCTCAGCACGTTGCCGTATCCCTTGTGGCCGTCGAAGTGCGTCGCGGCCCGGGCGCCGAACAGTATGAGCTCATGCTGCGATCGCCAGCCGACGCCCATGCCCGGCGTGCCCTTGTCCCATACGATCTCAGACTTGACGCCGAAGCCGGCAGCCTCCACCAGATCGAACAGGTACACCCACATTCGCCAGTCGGTGAAGATGTAGGCGTAGAGGCACGGGATGTCGGTCAGGGCGCCGCGGATCAGGTTTTGGTAGCCTCGGGTGCTGAGGATGTCGTTTGCGATCTTCGGGGCCTTTCCGTCTTTGTGTGTCGTGCCGATGCTGCCGGTCGACTTCTGTGACTCCTTGCTGCCGCCTGAGCAGTAGGGCGGGTCGGTCAGCAGGATCTCCGGCGTCGCTCCATCCAGCAGCAGGGCGCGATCCTCCGGCCGGGTGCAGTCTCCGCAGAGGACGCGGTGCTTGCCGAGGATCCAGAGGTCGCCGTACTGCGTGACGGGCTTGGCCGGCGGTGGGATCTCGGCGTCGGGGTCGCCCTTGAGCTCCTGATCGTGGACGGCTTCAGAGAGTGCCGTGACGATGTTGCCGTATTCCTCCTCGGTGTAGCCGGAGAGCATGAACGGGATCTCGCCCGTGTCTATGTCCGCAAATACCTCGGCGAGCATTTTGTTGTCGATCGTGGCGAGCTCTGCGATGCGGTTGTCGGCGGTCAGGTCGGCCATCTCCTCGGCCTCGCTGGCGTAGTTTTGGTAGTCGACCGGTACCTCCTTCAGGTCGTCGAGCTCGGCGGCCATGAGGCGGCCGTGGCCCTTTACGATGTAGCCGCTGCGGGTGCTGACGGTGATCGGCCCGCGCCAGCCCGTCGCCCGGATGACCGAGGCGAGGAGCTTGATCTGCTCCGGCGGGTGCTGGTTCGGGTTCTTCGGGTTCGGCTGGAGGTCTTTGATCGGCACGATGGCGTCATGGGCGCAGAACACGGGGACGCCGTCGGCGTATGCCTTCGGCTCCGCTGTGGTGATGTACTCGGCCAGCTCCGGCCCGTCCTGCGGCTGTGGTTTATCCTTTGCCATTGTGCTTTCCTCCTCTCTTGAATTGCCCGGCCTGCGGGCAGGTGGCCCAGTGTGGCCGGTATCCGGCGTCTGTGGCCTCAGCTCCGGGCACGATCTCGCAGCTCACGACCTCGCCCCGGGTGGTGACGATCTTGTCCTTCCCGCCGGGCGCTGCCTTGTAGTAGACCGGCGCCGGATCGCACGGCATGGCCTTCCCGGCCGGTGTCTTGATCCAGACGATCGGAGCGCCGCAGCCTCGGCAGGTTGCTCTATTCATCGGCGGTTCCTCCTCTCCAGCGACCTGATCGTCTCCTTTGTCAGCACGACGATCAGCACGACCACGATGGCGGCCAGTACGATCCCGGTGGGGATCCAGATCGGGGCCAGCACCCACACCCACGGCCAGTCGATCAGGTGCGTGACCTTCAGTACGATAAAAGCGACGGCCAGCAGCGCCCAGAAGATGCCGCCGGAGCTGCCGCTGCTCTTGTTGTTGTCGTTCATGGTTTCCTCCTTTCAGTGTTTGCCGCCGGTGGTGACGCCGGCCTTCAGGGCACAGGTGGTGCACGCTGCGCGGAGCTCGGGCTCGGCTGCCATCGCCTGACGGGCGAGGTCATTCTCCCAGCACTCAGCTCCGCAGATCGGGCAGGTGACGAGCTTCCAGTCGTCGCGCTGCGGGTCGGGGATGTTGGCCTTCAGAGGCATGGCGAGGATCCCGCCGTCGCCGACCTCGTGCGGGGTGACTGCCACCTCCACGGGCTCGTCGGGGATCTTGGCGTCGAGGATCTCGTTGTACTTCTGGAAGATGGCCTCCTCGGCTGCCTTCCACTCAGGGCCGTGCTCGACGGCTTCGCCGGCTGCGACGTGGGCGAGCTCGTGGGCCAGCAGCTCAGGCCCAGCGCTGATCGGCACCTCGGCCGAGATGCAGACGATCGGCGCGCTGCCGTCGTCCGGGAATATGGTCAGGCCGCAGGCCGGTTTCCCTTCTTCGTCCTCGAGCCCCGGGACGTACTGCGCGTAGTATTCGAGGCGCGGGTACAGCTCCCTGAAGGCGAGGGCGACGATGGCGGTCGGGTCGTTCATAAAGGGTGAGGCCATAGGGCCGATCACCTCGTAGCGCTTCAGGGCTGCATAGGTCTGACGCAGCAGCGCTCTGACTTCGTCCTTCTTGATGCCGTTGATCGTAGGCCCGTTCAGGAGCAGGTCGAGCATTTTGTCGCTCCAGTGCTCCATCGGGGTCGTCTCGCTCATGTATTGGGCGGCGCCTTCGACCACGTCGACGGCCTCCCGGGTCAGTGTTGTGTATTCTTTCATGCGTTTCTCCCTTCTGCGGCTTTTTCCGCGTCCTTGAGCCGTTTCACGATTTCGGCGGGCTCGAGGCCGATGTCCTCATAGGGGCCGAGGCGCTGCACGAGGTCATCCTTCTTGGCCGGGCTCCAGTACCCGGTCTTGATGCCGTTGCAGCGCTGCGCGGTCAGTCTCTCCATGTGTGGCTCCTTTCTCAGATGGCCGAGCGGGTGCTGCCCGCCCGGCCTTTCTGGTTTACTTCATGACGACGACCTTGCCGGCCTCGATCAGATCCTTCAGGTTTTTCTCGAAGTAGTCGGCGATGTTGCGCTTGGCCTCCAGTTTCCAGACGCCGCCGTCAGCCTCGAAGAAGCCGATCCCCTCGTTGGGGTCGACGCGCAGCAGGAACTCGCTCTCGGGCTGAGGCACCTCGAGGAAGGTGCGGAACGGCTGGAGCTGGATGCGGGGCTTGACCTCGACGAGAGCGTTGAGGGCGACGCCCTGACGGGCCTCCACGGTCTGCGTGACGCCGTTGTCCTTGGTGGAGACGCTGTTCTCGTCGGTCATCCGGCTCAGCAGGTCGAGCAGGTAGGCCGTGCCCTCGTTGGGGATGAACAGGCTGCGCAGCTCGATCAGCGCGACCTCGCGGCTGCGAAAACCTGTGCGCAGGCCCGGGACGTCAGCCTCGGCGCGGTAGAGGATATTGCGGGAGAAGTCCGGCAGGTAGGTGGTCATGACCTCGACGCTCTTGTAGCTCTTGGCCTGCACCATGATGACGGTGTTGATCTTGGCGAGCTCGGTGCGGATCAGCTTGCAGATGCCATCGAGGCCGCTGACGCTGATGCAGTCGGGCCGGTCGACGTGGGGCGGGATCCGGGTGAGGGGTGCGTCGGCGTAGGTCTGGCCGGCGATCTCGAAGGTTTTGGTCTCCTTCAGGGCGACGATTTTGTCGATCATTTTTGCGAGCATTGTGTTGTCCTCCTTTTCTTAGTTGGCAGTTTGTACGAGCTTCAGGATCTTGGGGGCCTCCTGCTGAGTGCCGTCCATGTTAATTTGGCCGGGGATCTGCGGCACCATTTCGGCCACGACCATTTCGCCGTTGCCGTCGCTGGTGATGCAGAGGGCCGTTGCGACCGGGTTGGTGGGCGCGAGCGTTGCCTTGGCCTGCACGGCCACGGAGATCGTCTGGCGCTCGTCATCGGGTGTCAGCTCGATGGTGAGGGTGATCTTCCTCTTGGCTGTTGCCTTGGTGTTGAGGTCGAGGATGTTGTCGACGACTCGGCCCATCTCGTAGTCGACGCGCTCCTGAAACGCGCCGCGGGCCATTTGCAAGATGCTCGACCTGTCGATGTTCTTGTTCATGTGGTTTTACCTCCTTTGTGATGCTGCATATAGTAAAAAATAAACTGCTGGATGATGCCGGCGTGGCCGTCGTAGTGCTCGACCGGGAACTTGCCGCCGTAGTGCTCGTCGATGACCTGCCGGACCCATGTGTCGACCGGGAAGGCTTCGACGCGGTGCAGCCCGAACAGGAGCACGCAGTCGGCCACCTTGTTGCCGACGCCGTGGATGCTTTTCAGGTAGGTGCGGGCCTGCTCGGTCTCCATGCCGGTCAGCTCATGCAGGTCGATCCGGCCGTCGGCGACGTTCTGAGCGAGCTGCTCGACGTACTTGTCGCGGTAGCCGAGGCCGAGGCCGCTCAGGTCTTGGC